GAGGTGCCCGACAGGACGGTGGCCATTGGTCGTACCAGTGGTAAGGGTGTCGCGGGCACAGCCCGGCTTTATACAGGTTAGCTCCAGTGCAGTTCGGTATTAAGAAATAACTTGAGCCTGGAATCCGGCTTCGATTCGTGAAATGAAGAACGGGGTAAATGCGCGGCGTGATTGTTGATCTGGAGTTGTTCCACCGAAATCGGGGCTGAAGCTGGGGCCGTCGATGGATCCAGTGCGGACGTAAACGCCGGTGGCAGGTTTAGGAGTGGCGTTGATTGTTTGGAGGGCTGTGGTAGCCACGTTGATTAGCGTTTGATTGCGAGCTGGGCCGCGTCCTTTTGGGGTGTACGTGCGAATGACGATGACGCCACGCACCATGTCCAAGCTGGTGGTCAGGGAGTTTTCGGTGGTTAGGCCGAACTGGATGTTGATGTCGACGAATTCTTCGGCGCTGTCGGCGCCATCGTTCATGACGTTGTCGAAGTAGACAGGGACAGCGGGGGAAAGGCTGTTGTATGCCGTTAGAAGCGGAGTCTCAAAGACGGCGCGGATAGCTTGGTAGTTCACTTAAAGCCTCGTAATGCTTTGTCCATACTAATTTTTATGGCTTTGTCTAGTTCTCCGGCTTGAACATACTTGGAGAACCAGTCTTTTGGTGCTGTGCTGCGGTTCCGCGGCTTACCACCTGTCAGTTCACCTCGTGTACCCCCTTCTGGACGTATTCCGTAACGAACTTTTCTTATGTCTAACCTATCCGGTAAACCTCCTTCAGGTATATCGTCGTATCTAAACGGCGCTTTATCAGTAGCTTGATCTGCGTAATTAGAGAAGTTTGAAATCGTGTAGACAACTTTATCAGTAGATGCAACGATACGAGCAAGAGCAGATACAGCCTGTCTACCTGTGAAACTCGGTGCAGGTACAGGTTGTGGTGCGCCCGCTTGCCCTGAACCACGGCGTATTTGTCCTTGTGGTCCGCTAATCTGCCAAGAATTCGCAAAAGTTCCTGTCCATACAGGTCCTTTAGCTTGTAAATCTTTGACTACTTGTTCCGCAGCTAATGCAGGACCAACAAAAACAGTAGAAGCAGCTACGCGATCCAAACCTTTCAGAGCATCCCAGACTTGGTTGCGGGCCATTATTGGGGCCTCAGGAGGATGGTGTGGACGACCGGGTTTTCACCGCGGGAGGTTTTGCACTGGATGACGCGGCCAGTTTTGGTCGCACTGTTTTGGGTGTACTGGATGCGGTCGCGGATGCTTGGGACGTACGCTCCAAGCTCGGCGTTGCCGATGATGACTTTGAGGTCGCTTGTTTGGTAAGAAGCTTCGAATTCTTCGGGTTTAGCCTCGAAGATTAGGGCGCGGACTGTAGTGCTGGTGTCTGCTCCAGAGACCTGGCCGGTAGTGGTGTTATAGGTGGGGGCGGTATTGGCCTTGAGGTAGGTCACGTTTTGGCCCCAGTCCGCTAAAAGGCGGGCTGGAATGTCGGCGAATGTGGTGTCGACGAGACTCATATCAGCCCCTCACAATGCGGATTTGGTAGCCGCCTACGCCACCGATCGTGTAGGCACCAAGGTATGACTGGAGCCAGGGGTAGACGTCGAAGATGTTGTTGATGGGGTTTTCTACTTTGCTGTCTTTGTAGCGGACTTTGAGATCTCCCAAAGTGACCTCTTGGTAGAGCTCGTCGGGGTCACTTTCGGTGTTGGTGATAGCGTCAGTGTCGTTGGCTAGGGCGCGTGCCAGCTCGTAGGTGGCGTATTTGATGTCGGCCGGTATAAGGGTGCAGGTCAGCTCCACGCGGTCGACGTGGTAATTGTTGCGAGGCCATTTGAGGGATTGGCCGTTATCGCAGCGGTCGCCGTAAAAGTTGAGGCTGTCGATCCAGCGAGTGGCCGAGATTAGAGCGCGGTTTTTTTGGTCGGTGGTTTTGTCGGTCCAGGTGGAGGAGTTGGGGACGGTTTCGAAATATGCGTCGGCGTCGGCAAGCGTGACGTAGCTATTGGCTGACGCGCTGCTCAAAGTAGCGTTGATCGTCGCTGGCACAGCTACTTACTAGATCTTTGTTTCAGTGTAGCGCCAACAAAAAAGCCCCACCGAAGTGGGGCATGGTCTACACGCACTCTGATTATCAGATGGTGCTGGTGTCGAGGGGGCTGTTGACGGTGAGCTGAACCAGGGGGATCAGGTCGATGTCGTAGGTGGCTTGCCAGTTGCCCGAGGTGGCGAGGGTGCCGTTGGTCGGGTTGTCGGAGCCCGAGTTCCACTTGGTGCCCATGATGTGATAGGCGCCGTGGTAGTCGACCGACAGCACGTCCTGCTTGGACAGGATGTTGCGGTCGGCCTCGATGCGGAGGTCCTGCTGCACACCTTCCAGGATGGTGCCCGACTTGGTGAGATAGCAGTAGAACTCGCGCTGGTGACCAGCCGTGCCAGGGGCAACGGTGTTCACCAGGGGGTCCATGATCACGCGGCAGCCAGCGAACTCGCCGATTGCCCGGGCGCCGACGCCCACGCCGCCACCGCCCCAGACAACGGCGCCGGAGGCAGCCAGTGCGGAGGTCGAGAAGGTCAGCAGGCCCACCGGGTACAGGTAGAAGCCCACGGAGGGGTGCACCACCAGGGTGTCGAGTTCGTCGCCGCGCTCACCCAGCAGGTTGCGGGCGCGGGCCACGGAGGCACCGGTCAGGAAATTGGCTTCGCCAGCGCCGGAAGCGGCGGCAACGCCGAGATCCAGGCTGTTGGCGGCCAGAGCAGAACCGAACAGGCCGGCCAGTTGGCTGAACAGGCGGGCGCTGTTCAGTTTGTTGATGGCGTCGGCAAGTTGGTTGCGGATGTGAAGCATCGGGTCTTCACCGGCCGCGAGCATCGCGACGTCGTCCACCGCATATGCGAAGCCGCGATGGCAGATGGTCGCGATCTGGGTCGCAGTGCCAATCTTCTGAGGGGTCAGATAGCCGGCGTTGCTGGTGCCCCAGGTGGCCGTTCCATCCATGATCTCCTCGGTGGGAGCCACGGGGTTGAACTCGGGCACTTGGATGCGGGTGCCGCCTTCGCGGGCATCCAGCAGGGAGTTGCGGACAACAGCGCCGCTCTTCAGGAAGAGGCTGCGGTCCTTGATGGCCTCAGACACATAGGTGCTGAGGTTATTGCGCTTGACGATGTCCGCCAGAAGGACACCGCCGGAATAGTTCTGAAATGGGGCGGCCATTTCAAGCTCCAGGGATTGGGTTTGCGGGGGTTCAAGTCACAGACTTGAAATGGTGTCCCACGGGGACTTACCGACCGGCTTCTCTCTTCAGCACTGCTGCGAGATCGGGGTCGGAGGCTTCCAAGGCCATCTGCCTCGTTAAGTTAATACTACCTTCCTTCCAAGGGTTAGCCATTCCAGGGGCAACATTGGAAGTTGGTGTTGGTTTGGCTCCCATTCCAGCGGCCGAACTTGGCTTGAAATGGTGCTCAAATCCAGAGCCCGGGTTTTTTAGATTGCTGAGATATGTGCTGATGTTTTGCTCCACGCCACCGTTGAGGATGACAACATTGCCGTTGGCATCTTTACGGAGATTGTTTTGCAAAAGCTGCAGCATTTGCTCTGAGTTGATTGCTCCAGCCTGGTTGATAGCGGAGAGAGCGCTGGTGCGGATGGTGGCTTGCTCGTTGGAGGCGCGGAGGTCCTCCAGTTGGCGTTCCAGGTCCGCGATGCGGAGGTCTTTTTCTTGGGCGGTCTTGTTGGCTTCCTCCCAGAGGTCTTTCCACTGGCCTTGGTCTTCCAGTGTCTTTTTGCGCTGGTCGTCCTGCTTTTTGTAGACCTCGTCGAGTTTGTTTTTGATGCCTTGGAAACGTTCCTCGGCTTCGGTTGCTTGGGCTTTTAACGCTGCAATCTGACTTTCGTATTCGGTGCGTAAAGCGCCGAGGTCAGGTTGGGGAGCGGTGTCGACTCCAGCCACGGGCTGGTCAGGAGTCACCACGGGTGTCTCCTGGATGACTTGCTCTTCCATGCTCAAAATTCGTATTCAGCGGTTTGGGAAATGGTTTCTTCGACAGCATTGCGACGCTTGGCGCGCGCAGGCTTCTGTTCCACGGCAGGCTCGGAAGGGGCTGCGTCGTGGGCGCGTGCAAATTCGCTCAGTTCGACCATTTCCCAGCGGAAACTGCCGTCCTGTTGTTGCACGTACTCCAGGCTTTTCACCAGTGGATAACGGTAACGACCTTTGTAGTCTAGAACAAAAGAGGATTTAGCTCTCTTCTTCCGTTTCGCGCTCCTCCTCGGCAGCTTCCTCTTCGGCGGATTCCATCGGTTCCAGCTGCTCGTCGTCGGTGTGGGGCAGCATTCCAGTGCTCAGGATTTCGCCCTGACGCAGGATGTCGCGGAATTCTTCGCGGTCGATCACCTGTTGCGCAAAGAGGGAAGTGAGGGCAGTGATGTCTTGGCCGATCAGGCGGTCGATGTCGAAGTCGCGGCTGATGTAAACCTTGGGGGGTTCCAGCTGGAGGTAGGTAGCGGCAAGGTTGAAGGCTTGCTGCAAGGTTTGCTGGAGGTCCATGGAGACCATCGACAGCATTGAGTTGGTGTCGACGCGATCCAGGCGGCGGGCGTCGGCAGACTCGGCGACGAACTTTTGCTGGCTCAGCGTGCTAATGCCGAGTGTGGCCATCTGCTGCTGTAGTTCGCGGATCTCGTTGGTTTGGGCTTCGAATGCGCTGGCGGCAGGCTGGACGTAATAAATCTGGTTGCCGGGCTGGGTAGCGACCGCGTAGTTCACGCTCACAGCCATGTCTTTGGTCTGGTCGTCCCAGCCCTCTAGGACGAGGATTGGTTGGGAGGCGATGTGCAGGCTGTGGATTAGATCGGCTTGGCGTTGGAAGTGCGCCAGGTTGAGGTAGGCGATGTCGAGCAGAGGGGGTTTGCTCACCAGCGTGTCGACTTTGTTGGCGTACAAAGTCACCAGCGGGATTTCGCCGAGGCTGTAGCTGCCGGTTTCGACCAGTTCGTAGTCGCTGGTGGTGGCAGAGGTGGTGTCGTAACTGTTGGGGTAGGGCATGGAGCCCACCATTTCTTTGCGGGTTTCGCTCTGGCGGTAGATGCGGTAACGGCCGGGTTCGATGACCCTCACTTGGTCGTAGACTCTTTCGCCGAATTCGCCGTCGGGTAGAACGGCTTTTTCGCCGATGCGAACCTGGATTAATTTGCCGTAGTTGACTTCACGGTCCAGGCGCCAGCCGTAGACATTCGCGGGGTCGACTTCGATCCAGTAGGGGCGGCGGTTAAGGGCGCGCTCTTCAGCCAGGCTTCGCGCTCCAGAGGGAGCGGGGAAGTCCACCAGGGTGTGGCAGTGGCCATAGGTCAGGGCGCAGATCAGCGTGCGACGGGCGTACTCGTCTAGGTCGGAGCCGCAACCGTCGACATCTTTGGCGAAGATTTCGCTCCAGTAGGGGTCGCCTTCGAGTGTGATCGGCTTGCGCAGGATCAGGCCGGCCGCTGCGCGAATCAAGCGTTGGGTGTAAGGCGAGAAAACAGCGCGGTTGACGCGGCTCAAATAGGCCGAGTAGTCCTCGCGGGGTTCCAGGGGGAGGAAGGCTTCGCTGTTTTCGCGGAGGTATTCCGTTCCAAGGGTCACCGCTTTCATGATTTCCCAGCCCTTCATTTGGTCCAGCACGGCGCGCGTGCGGGTGAAGGGGTTGTCAGAACCACCCATGTAGGTGGAGCTGACGAGGTGGGTGCGGATCTGGCCGGGGACGGAGTAGGTCATTTAGTCACCATTTGGTGCGATCCGACCAGAACGCGGCGGACATTTTTCCTTTCTTGATGTTAGCTGCGTGCCTAGCCTTAAATGCTTCGCGGCGTTTGCGGTCTGCTTCGCTCTCGTCCGCTTTCTTGGGCGAACCAGTCACACCTTGCTGGCCAAAGCGAATTAGTTTTACTTGGTTGCCCTCTTTTGCGAGGACTGCGTGTGATTTAGTGGGGTGATTTGGGGTGCGTTTGGGTTTGTTGTAACCTTCGAAGCGCTCGCCGCGGTACTCAATCATCGTCATCCTCCTCGTCGTCCGGATCGTTGATGGGTACCAAGACTTCGATACCTTGGGCCAACATAGTCACGAAACCGCCGAGGATTTCGGGATTCTGCGGTGACTTAAATACGAAGGTTGCATGGGTGAGGCCGTCCTCAGCATCAATTTCGATGTGAACACAGCCTCCATTTACTGTTTGGATTGCCATTAGCCGTGATACGCCACTGCGATGTGGGGTACTACTGCTGGAGTTCCAGAGGAGATTGAGGCAATGCGCATTCGGATTTTTGCGGCTGGTTTACCGTCGTAAAAGTAGACATATTGACCGTTAGAGTTAATGGTTTTGCCGGTGTCGATGGTGAACCAGTTGCCGTTGCCGTTGAAGCTACACTCCAGGGCAAGCTGGAAGTTGGCGCCGCCGGTGACAGTCGCGGCAAAGGTGTAGCTGGCGGAGTGGGCAGGGACTTGCATCCAGTCGTCGACAGCGGACATAGTGCCGCCGGTGTATTCCACCAGGTTGGTGTAACGGTCGATAGCGGTGTTAGCGACGGCAGCCATGGTTATTTACGCGGTTTTTTGGCCGTTTTGGCGGCTTTCTTAAAGTCTGCCGCAGTTGGAGCGCCTTTGCTGCCGGGTTTGCGCATCTTTTCGCCCGAACCAGCGGCGATGCGCTTGCGTTTGGCGTTGATGTTGGCGTAAAGACCTTGTTTTTTCGGTGCCATGGCTATTTCTTGCCTTTTTTGGTGGTTTTGGGGCGGTATTTGCCGGCTTCGCTTAGTGCGATGGCGATTGCTTGGTTGCGGCTCGTTACTTTTTTGCCCGAGCTGGACTTAAGCGTGCCAGCGCTGTATTCGCGCATCACCTTGGAGACCTTTTTCTCCGCTTTTGTTGGTTTTTTGGCCATGGGAGATGGGTGTTTGTTCCAGTCTATGAGGGGTTAGTAGAGGCGATAGCTGGTTTGACCTAGAACGCCGGCTTTGGCGAGGTTGAATTGCTGGAGGCAGAGATAGCCAAAGGCGTCGAAGGCGTGGTCCACGCCGAGGTTTTTGTTGGGGAGGCCGGTTCCGGGGGTATAAGTCAGGGTGCGGAGGGATTTGATGAGTTCTTTACAGCGCGGGTGGATTACGGTGCGGCGCGTTCCAGTGGCGTCGAGGAGAGCAGTGTTGACGGCGGTGATTTTGTCGCGGATTTTCCAGGGGGCTTTGGGGCTGGAGACGCTGAAGCCGCTGCGGCGCAAGATGTTGTGGTCCGTGAGGCCTACGCCGCTGGTCTTTCGCGCTCCACCGGTTGGGTCTGGGCAGGCGATTACTCGGCGTTCCACGCCAAAGCGGCGGGTGACTTCCTCGGCGAAGTCCCAGGTGGTGGCGCCACCGGTGAGCATGATTTCGTCGAATACGTAGAGGATGTCGTTGTCTTTGACGGCGCATATGCCGGACATTGGGCTGACATTGAAATCGACGCCGAGGAGTAGGGGGAGGACCGAGATGTCTTTGGATTCTTCGCTGATATTGGCGTCGCTGAAACTGATGGCGACGAGGCCGCTGAGATTTTCGAAGCTGGCTTCGAATTCTTGGCGGAATGTTCGAGCGTCGAGTTGACCGCGGGCAGCTTCGATTTCTTCTGGTGGGACGTTATCGCCTTCGATTGTTGTGAATTGCCAGCGGCTCCAGTTGGTGTCGCCGCTGTCCGCGTATTGCCAGAGTTCGTAGAACCAGCTAGCTGTGCCGTCGGGCGTGGAGATGAACAATGCCCAGCCTTGTTTGTCGGCGAGGGCGGGGCGGATGACTTCGAACCAGACGTCGGCACTCATGAAGGCGGCTTCGTCGAGTACCACGCCGGCCAAACTGCGGCCGCGTAGGGCCATGGCGTTTTCAGTGCCTTTTAGTTCGATGGTGCTGCCGTTTACCAGTTCGATCTTCAAATCGGTTTCGTTTTTGCTCTTGATCCAAGCTTTTGGGACGAGCTTTTTCATTACTTTCCAGGCGATATCTTTGGCCATTCGATAAGTCGGGGCGGCATAAAAGAAGGTTTCGCCTGGTTTTTCGATCGCTCCACGCAGTAATTCGATGCAGGAGAGGTAGCTTTTGCCGAAGCGGCGGCCGGCGACTAATACACGGAAGCGTTTGCGGCTGTTGAAGACTTGACCCTGGGCGTAACGGAGGGTGAGTGCTCCAGCAGATTCGGGCATTTGTAGTAGACGGGTACCTTCTAGGGTATTACAGGATTTCGAACCCCTCCCCCGGTGTGTAACAGAGGAGGGAATTTGGATTGTATCAGTAGGTTCCTAGGGACTCGACCGCGCGCGGCGGATCCGCAACCCTCCCCCTGGTGCGTCTGTACTAGCGCCGCGAGAGACCCCTAGCGGGCCTGAGAAGGCCGGTCTGCTAGGGGCGGCTGGTGTGCTACATAGCAGCGGCGAGACGGCGACGGACGGTCGTGCGGGACACGCCCATACGCAGCGCGATGGCGCGCTGCGTCAGGCCTTGGGCGCGTAGGGCACGAGCCTGTTCGATCTCCTCTGCTTGCGTCAGTAGTACAACTGTGTCAGTGGTACGGATGATCTGCTGCAGCGGTGCGGGTGCTGGCTGTGGTGCGGATGTACTAGCGGGGCGGGTAGGCCAGCGGTGCGCCAACCAGTCGTTCGCCTGGTGGATTGCACGTCCCAGCTGGTAACCGGCGTTGTAGGTGAGGATGACGGCGGTGATGACTAGGGCGATGGTGGGAGCGATGCGGCGTGCCAGCGATTCCAGCTGGTGGGCGATCTGTTCGGTGGTGGGAATGGTTTTCATTTTTGCCTCGTGGTGGGGCTGGGTGGATGTGGCGCGTTCACTGCTGCGCTTCAGGCGATCCCCTGGGAAGCCCGGCGCTGGGCGTGGAACTCGGTGAGAACCAGCTCGCTGTAGCGAGGCTGATCC